TACACATGATGTTGTTATTCCGTGGATCATATGCCGGATTGCATTCGTCCTTCATGGCACCTGAAAGTGCATTCAGCAACTTCTTGTATGGTGCTTGTTCTTTCTTTTTTCCTTCATGCTTCAGCTTCATTCGTGTATCGTACACAAGACGGTAATTATCGTTGGTTGATGCCCTTGTTACCAAATCCCACGCAATCAACATCGAAGGATAATAAGAACCAACGTCAACATGAAGAATCAACCCTTTGGTGTGAATCGGTTTTTCTGTGGCACCATGAAGACCACCAAAACCGAATGTATGTGGAATACCGGCAATCGTTGTTTCCAGCTTTCGTTTGTAGAATGCCAACTTGAACCAAAATGGATCCGATGCATCGTCACGAATGTTTGGTTTCTGTGAATAACGTGCTGCCATTTCTTTTTCATTGTCGGCATACGCATTCTTGAACCAATCCATCACGAATTTATACTTTTCAAGCTGAACACACGGCAAAAAGTAATAATCAAATTCATCATCGAATTCACATTTCTGACATCCAAGAATCTGTGCTGTGATTCGTGCTTCGGTATATCCAATCATGTTCAACGGAAGGTCGAACAGCTTTACAAGATTGAACTGTGCTTCAAAATCCGACTTCTTTTCCAGGAACACTTCAATTGTCTGTTCAACGTCATGCCGGCAATACTTGATTGTTTGTGCGATTTCAGAATCCGTCAGTTTACGGTCAATTGTGAAATCAACATCCGTTTCTTTTATGTTGGAACCAAGAAAACCTTCAAGTGTTTTCAATCCGACAGGCGGTGACGGCATAACGTCGTAATTATTTATAGGAAAATCACGGAACATCCGTGAGAATTGCCAACCTTCTTTGCCCTGAACGATTATGTAATCGTTGCATTCCTTCGGATTCAATCCGCACAGAATACATTTCAGGATATATTGGTCGTAATGTCTTGAATTGAAACCGCACCAAATGTCGTATTTATGTGCTTCATAAAAATCAACCATTTCGTCACGATTGTTGACGATTACGGTTTCAGCTTTTGCATCTGTATCGATTAGCACGACCAACCAATCGTATTTGAATACTTCAAAATCGTAGAAAATCATTGTGTTTTCCTTTCATTCCGTGGTGCAAAGTATAGACAATGCACCACGGTAAAAGTTATTGTGACTATGATGACAAATTAAATGTCATAAACTTCCTTGATGGAAATTGAATTGAATGCATCAGCATCCCAATCAACATCGACTTCGACGTTTCCCTGAACTTCTTCGAAGATATCCGCAATCTTATCTGCGAACTTCTTATATCCACGGAATGTGATCTGTTCATCCGGAACTAACTTTTCAAGGATGGTGATTACACTTTGAATCATGTTTCCGTCGTTCTTCGTTCCGAAGATGACACGGTTCATGAACAACATGCGCTTCTTCTGCTTTCCTTCCTTGATACGAAGTGCAAGTGTGAACATCGGCTTTCCTTCCTTCTTTGTGGCACCAAGTTCCATTTTTTCAATAGAACATGTATATGTACCCTTCGGAACATCTTCGTATGCACCATTGTCCTTTGCTTCCTGAACCTTCTTGTTTACTTCATTGATGTCAATCTGATCATCAAACTTACTAAAATCAACAGCCATTGTTTTATCCTCTCTTTCTGCGTTGTCTTACTGTTGGAACTGTATCGTTAGAACCATCTGTGGTTTTAACTTCTTCATTTTTGCCGTTTTCGGCATCTTTAGAACCGGAATCATCATTTTTTGGTTCTTCGGCAGCAGCCTTTTCCATTGCATCAGCAACTTCATCGAACGGAACTTCATCACGTCCGTTTGCAATCTTGTCAAGAACATCCGCTTCTTTCTGAACGTATTCATCACGTTCCTTCGCAATACGTTCTTCACGTTGTGCATTACGACCTTTACGTTCACGTGGCTTTTCAACATTACCGGCTTTCGATTCGTCAGCTGCTTTGATTTCTTCATCTGACTTCGCACCGTCCATGTAATAGTAATTACGAACCTTGTCATCAACGTATTTCAGGTCATTTTCAATGGAATATGAATCAAACATTCCCATCGGTGACTTGACCGTGTTCTTACCTGAATTCTGTGTCAGGAAGTAATAATTTCCTTCCGAAACCTGTGTCTGAAGAACGATGGTAAAAAGACCTTCGATTGTTATCTTTTCACGAAGCATCTTGCCAATCAGCTTGATTGTCGTGATACCGTTTTCAAGTGTTTCGGTATGCGTAAGAAAATACACGTTTACGTTATCAGGAAGGGAATTCACGTGATCAAGAATAGTGAAATAGTTATCACCGAAATCATTCCATTTATCCCAACCAGCTTCCTTGATACGGTTCATGTACGGTACGGAAAGAATGTATTGGAAATCGTCAACAACGATGACTTTCTTTCCTTCATCAACCATCTTGTCCATGAACTGATTGATTTTTCTTGATTCCGTCACACCGTCAAGTGTTTGAAACTTTCCACGAAACGGAAGCGGTTTTCCAACAGGATTCACGATTGCAATTTCATCGGATCCAAAGTTTCGCATCGAAGTGGATTTGCCGGTGCCACTTTCACCCATAATCAAAATTTTGTTTGCCATTGCTTTTTGTCCTTTCTAAAAATTGCCGAACGCAACACGTTCGGTTGCCTTATTTGAAAACTTCATCAGTTTTTCAACATTTTCAACGTTGTCTTTCAAGACGTTATGTGCCGAACCATCCGTCATGTGAAGAACGGCACCTTCTTCAATCTTTTCCATGAATACAACCTGGTTAAGATTTACGATTTCAGAATCGTTGACCTTTGCAAACATCATTCATCACCTTCACTTTCTGAAACTTCCTGAACGTGTGATGCCCACATATCCGCCCAATGAACAATCATCTGTAATGGTGTTTCATGACCTTGCATTTCATACTTCATGAAATCGTACAGACCATCGTGACAAAGGATTGCCCATTCTTCGTCTTCCGTCAGGTCCAAATACAACGTGATAAGTTTCACCGAACGAACCGCATGTGGAACAGCTGACAAATCGGGATTGCGTTTGAACGGTTTCGCATCGGAAATCTTTCCTGATTTCAATACGTTGTCAACGTACATCTTCTTTCCGAAATCACCGCATTTTCCTAAATCATGAAGCAATGATGCAATTGCGACAGAATCCTTGATGTTCTGATATTCATCAGGTCCGTAAAGTGCAAGTGCAATTCGTTCCGCATTAAGGAACACGTTGACGGAATGTTCAATCAATCCACCCTTCTTACACAGATGATTTCCACCTGAACACGGTGCATCCAGGAAACCAAGTGAAGCAACGTAATCAAGGAACTGTGGCATTCCTTCACGTTTGGTTTCAAGAAGTGTGTCACGGAATAAATCAATGCAATTGATAACCGTTCCGTTCTGTAATGTTACTGTTGGCACCTGTGCTTCAACCTTTTCAGGTGCGTTGTTTGTTGCTTCTTCAGCAACCTTTTTCTTTGCTGGCATGTTTTGTACCTTCCTTTCGTTTTTGTAAATATATGTCATGCGGATCACCGACAAAGTTTGTCTTTGGTAAGTTCCGAATGATTCGTTTGAATGTTTGGAAATCTTCCGGATAAAGAAGAATTCCCAATCCACCAGCTTCATCAATCTTGTTTAAGTGATAAAGCTGAAGTTCTGACGGTTTACCTGTGGATGCTTTCAGTTCAATTCCAAGAAAATGACCTTTGCAACAACACAAGATGTCCGGAATACCTGATTTCGTAAATCCACCACCGCCCCAATATTTGATGAACCAACAACCTTCTTCGGTCAGAAACTTCTTGACCTTCTTTTCAAATTCTTTTTCTGCTGCCATTCATTCACCTTCTTTCACGCAGAAATAATGATCACCGACCTTTTTCCATTCTTCACCGTATGGAAGAAAACCTTTGGAACAAAAGAACAACACATCTTCATTGGTTCGCATGTCACATTCAAGCGCAATTGCTTCATAAGTAAGTTCTGACGGTTTCACACGATTGATTGAACCGTTGGACACGACCGAAAACTGATTGTCCTGGTATATGACATCAATCACGTTATCCGGAAATTCTTCATCATCCATTCGATTGAATATCACATCAACAACAAGTTGCCTTCCGTACAAATCTTGATTGCCGGCTTCCGCTTCAACACATCTTGCAAGAACATCAAGTTCTTCGTCAGTAAGACAAACCGGTTCCCATTCAGGAATCATCATTTCATCTTCTTCGATGTACAATCTGTATATGTTGATTGTTGGTGTCTGTGTTGGCTGCGGTTCCGGTGCTACATCATACTGTATGTATTCGGTGTCAGGACGATTTGCGATGTACCACGGTTCAACCGTGTTCCAATGTTCAAGTGCCAACGTTCCGACAATCAATCCACCAATTATTCCGATCGCAATGGATGATGAAGAATTTCCGGATAACGTGATTGATGTCATA